GTTCCACTACTATCCTAATCCTAGAAGATTAGGGGCACGATAACGTACCCTTACTCTTTCAGAGGTTTCTATTCCATAGAAGCCTCGTCGGGGTTTAACCCAAGGATCAGGAAGCATTCCACCGCTTGCGGTGAAAAAGAGAGAAGTTTTTCTCTCCAGGTCACGATTGGTAGAAGCATAACCGCTTACCTTTGTAGGTACGGCTTTCTCTACCTTTCGTTGGAATTTCTGTGCTGCCCTCCTTATGGAAGGAGCATGGTGGTCAGAATATTCCATGGGAGCTCTAAAATAGAACTCCACAGACCTTAAACTACCGACAGCTGCCCGATAAGCATCGGATATATGTATCCGGCTTAAAGCACTGTCGTCCACACCGCAACTGGACAAAAGACCTTCTTCAGTAAACTCCTTGTATTCTACATGGCGGCTGAAGACTTCTTTTAACCAGCCCTCAGAAGCTTTCCTCAACAAACTTGTTTGGGAATGGCCTACTGGGGAGAGGCCGAGGCCCGAGATCAGTGACTCTAAAGACGCTTGACTCAGGGTTCTCAGCCAATTGCTGTGATGGGTTAGCGACACCTTTGGCTTGATCGGAATATCTATTCCGCCATAACCAATAGGAGCCGCTATAGGTATGCCCAACCTGAAGGCTAAAGCCCAACTATACCAATAAGGTGAAGTTCGGTAGAGGAATTTCATAACTCGTTCATTAGGACGAGATGGATCCCTCCCAAGGGAGGTGGCTTGGGTATCCCAAGTCACATGGCCCTTGGAGCCTCCAGGAGGAGCAACCAAGACGGAGAGTGGCAAGAAAGGGATGGGAAACCCATGATTCAAATGAATCTCCCCGATCAAGCCTAAGGAGCGATGCCAAAAAGTTTTCTTTTCGGATATCACTGCTCCTATATCGTTTAGTTTTGAACGGTATAGGTCTCTCCGCCGGGAATGCCAACGGGGTATAAGGGCGTCATCGCCCCTTCCCGCCAGTTTGGCATCCCCTCTACGTAATCCTTTGTACGTACGCTGACGCTCCTTTGGAGAGTAAGGGTACACCTTGAGTGTTTCCTCTGCACAATACAGAGTAACCAACATCAAGGGGGGAAAAGATGTGGGATCTCCCATCATCTGCCCCGTGGTAGTAATAGTACCGGTGAGGCCGTTAAGGTAATCGATCCACTCTGACCACATTTCAAAAATGTGGTCCGCG